CATCCATGTTCCAATCAATTAAGTCTGCACTTTCAAAAAATGAAAATGAAAGTGGTGGCTCCGTCTACAACGAAATTCTTAAAACCACTCCCGGTAACACCTATACGGTAAGGCTATTGCCTTATGCAAAAGATCCTAAAAATACTTTCTTCCATTACTTCAATCACGGTTGGGTTTCTTATGCAAACGGTCAATACGTTCAAGCACTATCGCCAATGACATTCGGCGAGAGAGACCCTATTGCAGAAGAGAGGTATAGACTATCAAGAACGGGGACAGAAGAAGAAAAAGAAAAAGCAAAAGCTATTAAGCGTCTTGAAAAATACCTTGTCAATGTATATGTAATTGATGATCCTGCTACACCGGACAATAACGGTAAGGTTAAGATGCTTCGCTATGGTAAGCAACTTCATAAAATTATTATGGAAGCAATTGAGGGTGAAGATTCAGAAGAGTTTGGCCCTCGTATTTTCGACCTTGGAGCTAATGGAGTTAATTTCAAGATTAAGTGTGAAAATCAAGGCGAGTATCCAACGTATGTTTCATCTAGGTTTACTTCAACCGGTAAACTTACTTTAAGCGAAAGTGAACAAAAAGCTATTTACGATTCAGCATACGACTTAACAAAAGTATTTACAGTCCGTTCAAATGAAGAACTCAAACAAATGCTTGATGAACATTTGTTCTGTAGAGATAGTGTAGATACAGGTAGTTCGCAATATAGTACACCTACTACATCGCCACAGCAGACATTTACACCGCAAGTATCAGTTATGGAGGAAAGTAATGATTCAATAGACGATGATATTGAAGAACTCTTAAAAGGCTTATAATTATATGACAGAAGACGATAAACGAACATTAATTAATTTCTTCGGAAGTATACACGCTCAAGGAAAGCAAACTGATCAAATGGTAGTGGGTAATAGTGTAAATCTTCGACCTATTAGCATACCAATACAGAATCAACTTCAGGAGGTTTTACGCCAGCCAATTACTGAAGAGAGAATTAGTTATGAACCGCAGGAATTTTTTGCTGATAATGTACCTGAACCGGTGGCCTTACCACCGGTTGACTATCAACCGCCAACAATAATACAACCACCACCGCAAGTAGTTGTACCAGCAAGTGATAGTCTTGTAGATGTCTTAAGTATAATCGGCTCGAATCTAGAGCGCATTGCCAATATATTAGAAAAAAAATATGAGTCACCAAAGCCAGTTAAGTCAAGCAAAACTAAAAATACCGAATCGTGCTGACTGGCTCCGATTTCTGGATGCTACATCCAGAATAAACAAGTCAGCAATAATTACATTAAGCGATGGCTTAGCAACCTCGTTAGTATCCTCGTCAGATAATACTCTTATCTTATATGCGGAGATAGATGGAATTGAGAGCAGTTTTAGAGGTACCATTAACGTACCTGACATCAGCAAGCTCATTCGTGTAATTGAATCAATTAACACCGAGGGTATAGAATTTACTCTCAATAACAATAATATTACATATGAAAGCAGCAACTTAAAATTTAAATATCATTTATTTGAAGAGGGTTTTCTTACTAAGCCTTCAATTAATGTTGAAAAAATTAAGAGCTTCAAATACAATATTAATTTTAATCTACAAAAAAACATATTGCAGAATATAATTAAAGGAAGCTCTTTTGCTGCTGAAACTAATAAGCTATACCTCTATACTGAAGATGGTAGGTTGAAAGGTGAATTAACTGATAGGGCAAAGCATAACACAGATGTATTTTCGTTAAATTTAGGCGATGTAGATTTTAGCTTACAGCCTCTACCTCTTAACCTTGATAATATAAGAATAATTTCAACCATTTCAGATAACCTTGTATTTAATATTAATACAGAATATGGTGTCACGGTAATTGATATCGCTGCTAATGCTATTAAATTAAAGTATATATTAACATCCTTAACACAATGAATAATACAAAAAATAAAATAACTACATTGTCGTATTTTGTAAAGAGATTAAAAGATAGCGGATTTAACACATGGAAAATAATAGATAATTACGCAGAGTCTGATCCTCGTAAGTGGACAGTAATGGTGGATCCAGGTAATGCATCCCTCTTTATTACATGCTATATAAACAAGGACTTTAGAAGTGATAGAATGTTTGAATTTAATGATGGTGGTAGAGTTTTTCCGAGAAATTTTTCTATTAAAACTACATCGATGGAAGTCATAGTTACAACACTTCTCGAAAAGGGTATATCGCAAATTAAAGACGATTGTGCTCTGTAATATATTACATTAGAAGGTTAGTATGAAAGTATTAAAATCGCTTAAACAAGGTGATTCATACGCAGTACATACAGGTAAATATGCAGGAGAGATCATTATTTTTGTAAAAGAACAAAAAGAAGATTATTGCTTCCTAGCTATACCTGTTATGGAAAATAAAATCATCTCAAAAGCGATATTCAACCACGCATGTAAGCACAACATAGTCAAATATGTTGAGAGAGTACCAGTATTTGTACAGCAGACAGTAGCTCAGCAGTTCACGCTTAATGAAAACAACCCACAAAAAAAACTAAAAGAGACGTCAGTTAACGGAACTAATTTATAATATTATTATGAGCAAAACTCTTATCGTCGATGGAAATAATCTCATACATAGGACATACTGGACGGCTAAAATGCAGTCGCAGCGAACTAATAAGAATACACCAGACGATATAAGTAATCTGCATATTTATTTTACGCTTAACGCGACGCTCTCATATATTACTAAGTTCAATCCCGATAAGATATTTTTTGTATGGGATGAAAAAAAGGAGTACAGCAAAAACGCACGTAAAGTTGAATATGAAAATTATAAAGGTAATCGTACACAAGACTCTACACCGCACCAGAACAATGAAGCAATTAAGACTATACTTCACGCTGTAGGTATAGTCTCTATTTATCCACGCGAGCTTGAAGCAGATGACATCGTATCATATTTATGTAATGAAATACCCGGTAGTAAGGTAATAGTATCTGTTGATAAAGACTTTATACAGCTAATAAAAGAAAGTGTTACTCTATACGACCCTATTCGAAAGATTGAATATACTAACGAGAGATTTAAAGAGCTTACAGGTAGTGATTCTGTAGAAGAATGGCTAACATGTAAGTGCATTTTAGGAGACAAGTCCGATAATGTAAGTGGTATACCCGGGTATGGTAAAGCAAAGTTGCAGAAATATCTTAAAAGCAGCCTTAAACTATCAGTAGATGAACAAGTTATATTCGATCGTAATATGGCGTTATTTAGGCTAGATAGATATAAAGAGAGCTCTGAAGAGGCTCAATATTACAACCAGCAGCTACAGGTAGAGCATGCTAGTAGTTGGGAATTGTTTATTGCGGAGTGCACACAGCGAAATTTTAACACAATTCTCAAAAAGAAAGAAAAATGGTATACTTATCTTTTTCTTAAAAACAAGTTAAATTTAATTTTTTCATGATACCTCTACCTGAAGAGTATATAATTGAAAAATTCTTTCAATATACACACTACCCTAAGTTTAATAGATACAACAATACTTATCAAGGCGGGTGTTGTATATGTCGTGAAGGCGGGTCTCTAGGTAAGAAGAGAAGATGCTATTATATACCTAAAAATAACATTGTATTTTGCCATAACTGCGGGTGGTCGAGTAAGCCTATGTCGTGGATCAAAAAAATATCTGGTCAGTCTGACATAGATATTTTAAATGAGTTAAAAACGGTAGATAGCTTTATCAATACAAGTCGAGAAGAAGTAATACCACGCGCCACCATTGTGACGCCCTCTTTACCCGTTGATAGTATAAACCTGAGCGATAATACGCAGATCAACTTCTACAAGAACAATCCAATCCTAATAGAGTGTCAAGAAATGATTAAGTATCGTCGACTAGATACCGCAGTTAATAAACCTGACTCACTATATTTATCTCTAGTTGACCCTGTTCATAAAAATCGACTCGTTATACCATTCATAAACGAGCAAAATAATATTGAGTTTTATCAGACTCGAACGATTTTAAATGAATTAAATAAAAAAAAGCCAAAATATATCTCTAGAATTAATGCCGAAAAAACTTTATTTAATATTAATAAAGTAACTGATAAATACAAGAGTGTATTCATTTTTGAAGGACCTATTAATGCGTTTTTCACCAAAAATAGTGTAGCAGTAGCAGGTATTACAGAAAAAAGCCAATCACTGTTTACTAAGCGTCAGCAAGAACAGTGCGACACAGTTCTTAAGTGGTATGACAAGATTTGGGTACTTGATAGTCAATGGATCGATAATGCATCCTTAAATAAATCTGAAATACTTCTCAAAAACGGTGAGAAGGTGTTCATATGGCCAGAAAAATTCGGCAAAAGGTTTAAAGACTTTAATGATATATGTATAGCGTGTAACGTTAATGAAATATCACATGATTTTATACAAAAAAATACCTTCGAGGGACTCGAAGGTATTTTTAGACTCGCTAATATAAAAAATAATCGTTAGACGTACTTTAAAGATGAGTTGTTTGCTTGAGCTAAAAAGCCCTTGAACGATTCCGCTAAAGCAGCTAATTCTGTTGCAACTCTTGCTATTTTTCTTTGCTCTGATTGCTTCATTTTATCTAAAAGTGTATCAGCCTCCGCGCTCGCTAATGCAGTCTGAATGGAGTTTTCCGTACCATTTAAATTTTCAAGAAACTCTTCCATGCTCGCAACCCACTCACGTACTTGAGATACCATGGCTGCTTCTCTTTCCGATAGAGCTTTTGATATTGCAGCGTTAGGATTATTCATATCCGTAGGCTCAGTAGTGTCTGTATCAAAATCTTCAGGATTTGTACCTTTGTCTAGGGTTGAAAGCATAGCTGCTCTATCTTCATCCTGTTCGCTTAAGACTCGTAAAAAACAATTTCCAAATGTAGTCATATATTTATTTATTCTTGACTATAAATATTTATAATGAATAATCAAACTTCTACCACAGTAATGGGAGATAATAACGCACCAAGACTATCTATGGACGTATCTGCACAAATAAATCAATATAAGAGTGAAGAATCTGGTCATAAAGCTCCGCAGGTACTACCTTTTAACGTAGATTCTGCACTAGAATTACTTGATGATGTTTTCAAGAAGCTGCGCCGTCTATCTAGCGATGTAAACAATACATTAAATGAACCAAAACATAACACAGCAGCAGTTAAAACCATTACAAACATAATAGACGCAATAGGTGAAGATATATTATTTAATATTCCCGCTCAACTTGATAAAATGAAACTATAATTTAAACTTATTTAAATGATTAGATCAATATTAATATCACTCTCTATTACAATACTCATAAGCCTTGGAGTAGGTTTTACATTATCAAATATTTTTGATTTCTGGCAAGGGGTAGTAGGTGCAACGGTAGTTCAGTTTATTGTATTTTACTTAGTTGCAGAAAGAAAAAACAATGCAGTTGTGCAAAATACCTATAACGATATTAATAATAAGATAATAGATCTACAAACAGTTCCGGTTTCGTGCCCATGCGGTAAAAATACCTTTGAAGCTACAATATTTTTTAATGTGGATAATACTTTTAAATGTGAAAAATGTAACAGTAGATTTAAAGTAGAGACTGATTACAACTCAATACTTGTTACCGATCCTTTCAACGTTGAAAATGCTTTTAATCATCTCAAAGACAAAGGAACTGTCATATCATAAGGTATGAAGACATTTAAATTCAACCTTAAAAACGGTCAAGAGATAAACATGGGCATTGATGAGCTAGCGCGCTGGGCATGTCTAATTGAAGGTATTGAGCAAGTAAGCAATCACCTTGACGCTAATGAAATAACGGATTCAAGTGATGAATGGATTAAGCCGCTTGCGTTTCAGAAATATATTGATGAGCGCTTCCACTCTATGAAGCATGATCTTACGGTAGAAGCGCTTATGGGTAGACTCTAAGCGCTAATTACTAGGCGGTGCTGTTATTGTACCTTTACCCTTGCAGTTGCAAGATTTTATTTCAAATTTACTATTAAAGAGCTCAACAACCTCTTTTCGAATTAATTCTTTTGTTTCTTCACTTAGTGCGCCTTTGAAGGCCTCTTCTACGTCATCAACATCTTGACCTAATTCAATCCTACCTATTAAGTAATTCCGATATCTATGCTCCCAAAAATTCGGATAAGGAGTTCTCTCTCTAAAAAATCGATGTACCCAGCCTAAAAACGGTAGACATATTACCTTCTTACCGTTTATCCTATATTTATCATGAATATAAAACTCTTCGCCGCCAAATCCTTGAAACGCAGAATTAAACTTTAGCCAATTTAATGTTCTGCATGAAAACACTCCCAGGCCCTGACATTCAATTTCAAAGGGCGGTGAATCGCTATTTACATATCTTGAATCATAACCCCACTTTCCTAACATACCGGCAGATTTATCAGTGCCGTTAAGTACGCCCCACTCCCTTTTAAAGTGCGTAGAAACGCTATTTTCACTAATAGAGTCGTATATAAGAGGACCTTGTAATAAGTTACCATCATCATGACCCTCATCATAGTATTGAATTAATTTTTTAAGAGAGCCTGGTTCAAACAAAACATGACAGTCAGTTGAGAGAGTATATGGGGTGTCTGACACCTCAAAAATAATATTACGCAGCGATGTACCTGTAAATCTGGTAAAGGGTATTAATTTATAAGGCTCCTTTACATGGTTTGTAATAAACTGTTTTGCGAGCTCACTTTGTGGTGATCCGTAGTTATTATCAACAAACACCCATTCTATTTCGTTTAAGATCTCTTTATGAAATAGACGCAAAGCCTGTACAGTAAAATAAACACCATCAAAATCATCAAAATAACACATTCCTATTGTTAGTTTTCGCATACAGCTATTTAACGATTACATTTAAAATATCAAGACAGAGTTGCTGAAGTTATTGTCTCAACAGCAGTTGATGATGTTATTCCATCGTAATGAAATGAGCTTAATAATAAAGCATAATTAGCTGTCTGTGTTGTGCTAATAGGCGAACAAAAAGAAATAAAGGGGAATAAGTTTATAGCGTTGTTAGGCTTTACAATAGTATAATCGAGCTTAACTGTAGCTGCTGATGTAAAAGATATACTGCTAAGAGGCCTATAGCTGATATTCACCTCCTGCCGAGAGTTTGAATAGTTAATTCTTAGAATAAGGTCCTGGTTTTTAATCCAATTTCCCAATGCATCTATACCAGCACTGACAATAGAATTGGTATTAAAAATAACCCTATTAGTTATATCTCTAATAACTATAGAGTTAGGAAGCGCACTAGCAAACTGTATACCCTCATTTCTGTTTAGTGTTGATACAGCAAAATAACCTGTTGTATCAAACGCTATACTTATAACATTAAAGGGAGAACGCCGTGTAATGCTACCTGCAGAAATAACCGATACAGAGTTTATCAGCGAGAGATTGTTAGGAGTCATACAGCCGAAATGACCAGGGTTAATATCAGGCTCAGGAGCTAACGAAGGAGTAAGACCGGTACATACTAACCCTTGCGCAAGGCTATTGGTTGTACTTAACTTAAGGGCAAACGACCATGTTATATCAAAATCAGAGTTATATGATATATTTCGATCTCTTAGATAAATATATTTTGCTGTATTAGGTAATAGTATATCGGGTGAAAAAGGCATAATATTATTTTTTTATTACAAATCCTACGGTAATAGTATTTATATCTTTAAACGTTTTACAAAAAAATACAGTATACCCTATTTTCCCCATCTCTTGTTTTAGTACTCTAAAATAAGCTACATCAATATTCGTAACAATACTTAAGCGTGATTTATCTTGCAGAACGAAGTCAGTGAACTCCTCGCAAAGACACACTGCTTTTTGGTGTGTCTTCATAATTCTTATCATATCGGGGCTGAGCTTAATTTATTCCAGATTGTACCGTTATACTGATAATCCCAAAGCTTAATATCGCGCAGAGTCGAAAGACCACCCGCAACGAGACTCATATATTTTTGCATAACTATAACTTTATCACCTGCTCGTGGCATACTAAATTGTCCCCAATACGGGCTTGTTGGAATTATATCTGGATCGTATGTTATTGCTGCGCCTGATAAAATAGCAACAGTACTTAAAAATCGCACGTCCGTCTTAATCGGACGTGGTACAAATGATGCAACGCCATTTGAAGCAGAGAGAATTCCTGTAGTTGCTGAAGTAAAGGTGGAAAAATCTAAATTATTGAATCTAATTTGACCTGAAATAGAAACTCCAACTGTAGAAATGCTCATTTTTGTTCCATTACCTATGCCATCATATATAATTTTATTGGTAGAGGTTAGTGGTCCGTCGAGATGTAATAACGAATCATATACCGCTGAGACTTTTTCATTTGTAAAATTGAGTGCCATAAATTTATTTATACAGTAACCCTTATAGCTCTAGCTATATTTTTCTGCAACCGTACTATTCCTGTAAAAATACGATTTAAAGAAGCAACATTAAGAGTTTCATTTTCATATATATAAAAATTATCATCAGAAATATCACCTAAAATAGAGAAATCAGTACCGTAAATTGCACCATTGCTAAAAGATACGGGTGCAGATCGTACAGCTTTATGTAAATTAAATGTATCGTGTATTAAATATCTCAAGTAATTATTTAATACTAGTCCAATACTGCTGCCTTTATTATTATCAATTGGCTTATATTTTTTAGGTAAATTAAAAGATGTAAAGTTATTGTATAAATTGCACGGTCCTACTTCTAACATATTAGGGTATAGCGTTAAGTAATAGACTTTATCTGTTACATCGAACTGTACGTCTTTAAAAGGTACAGTAACATCTGGAGCAGAAAAAGTACTATCCATGTAGTTAATTAGTGTTTCAATTCCTGATATAACAGGAGAATAAGCTTCTACATAACCAGATCTACCAATATCACCAAAAACGCACATCGGCAATAAAGGATTTGTAACAGATCTAAATTCTATTTTTTCTAAATTATCAGTCGTTGTATAAGTCCGTATAATAACTACATCAGAGTCAAAAGGTGCAAACTCTATAGCATCGTAAAACGTCATATTATTCATGGGTAGATAGCTTGCTATTTGACCTTCAATAGGAATAAAATCAAATCCCTGCGCCTTTTCAACATTTGTTTGATATAGAACATCTAAATCAAACATCCTAAAATAAAATTGCGTTCCTCTTAAAACAATCATACCGAGAGCATGATCTTCAAATCTTTGACATATCGAGATAATAGAATCGCAATTGAGATCGCTTAATGTTATAGAAAATAGTTGCGCTGAATTATCTACCCGAGATACTTCTATTAACTGTCTCCCATTATTAGATACAATAGCACACCTATATGTCTTACCGTACGTTACAAGCGATCTATTAGTAATAATATTATTGCGTGTTATATCCGCTCTATCAAGTAACCCAATCTTACCTCCACTTAGAGTACCACCGCTTAAAAATGTTGTACTTAACCCTAATTCTAGGTAATATTTACTAGACGATGTTAGTGATGTAATATATAGCAATTTATTATATCTATCAAAACTCGTAGGGTCGTTATTTGTAATAATACTGTCATCAATCGTAGCAACACTGCCGCTTAATATAGGCGCAATAACGCGCCGACCGTTATTGTGATATTGAAAGAAAGTATTATTCGACAGTACAGCAAATAAACTACTGTCAGGTGAAACACTAGTAACACTTGATAATGCTCCAGGTAACCCTGTCAGATCTTTAGCTAAAATTCTACCTCGAAACGATGGATCTGTTCTCGTGGCGCAATACATTGTAGGTTGAGCGTCAATCGTTTTTGCATATGTGTTAAAAATATCACTATTATAATTTATAGTCTTTGAGTATAGCAGAAGGTTATTATAATTTAACTTGTTGAGTATTCCCTCAATTAATTTGAATTCCGACAAAATAGTTCTTGAATATACCGTTGCATCTTTTTCATTTAACACTAAGGAATCACCTACTGTTCGGTTAAAGTTTATTTTATTTAAATAAATCTCTGCAATGTAATTACTTTTATTATTTAATCTCTTAGATGACTCATTATATACTGCACCTGTATAGGCAACCCCATCACGTACATTAATCATGCCGTTATAACTGCTGCTACCAAAATTGAAAGCAGTTCCATTGGTATATTTAAAATACGCTATCATTTTATGTAACTTTAATTGATTCGAGACTTACAGTTGCGGGTAGTAATTCTGGTGTTGCAGCAAGATAATCATATAGTTCATTTATAGTTGCTGAATCTTTAATATTTAAGCCATTGATATTAACATTAACGTTTGAAGCTTTATTTTTTTGATTCGCTTTATAATTATTTATTTGCAAAATTTCATCAGAAGAGTTACGCATCCCGCAGGGTAGTGTAACATAGAACTGCCTATCATCCTCTTTAAACATCTCCACAGCGACGTAATTTTCGAGATCAACATCCGAAAACGGTGACGTTTTAATAAAAATATTATCTATATAATTTTCTTTTTCACTATTAAAGTCATATTGTGATGCTAGAGCTGTTATATCGTCACCCTCACTAGTTATAAAGTTACCATTAAGTGGTGTAAATGCGCCAGCAGCATAACTAGTAGTGACATTATAAAGCTTATCATTAATATATATTTTTATTTTACCATTATCCGAGTTTACATTAACAGTTACTCTATAGCTAATATTGCTAGGTACCCGCGTAAAGTTTGTAATTGTTGACGTAGACTGAGTAACTGTATTATACACACTAAACGTATACGAAACATAATCTCTATTAAAAGAAATATACACTCCGTTTTGGATTTCATTCCATATCGACCTTACAACATAATATTCACTCGCTGTGTAGTTTTTAACATCAAAGGACAGTACATACCCGCCATTGCTGTTAATTGCTGTATAATAATTACCTCCTAATGAAGTAAATTCATTTTTAAAGTTAATAGTATTAGGATCAAGTCTTTCATATATATATGTTGAACTCGGTCTAAACGTTAGACTTGATATTAGATCAAAATATTGATTAGTTAAAACGCTCGTCGATAAAGCAGCTGTCGAAACTACACCCGACTCGATAGGATCAAGATACGTAGAATTACTTATAGGTCTACCAGATAGTGCTTGCTGTTTATTAATGAAATTAGGATAATAATATCTATCAATCCATCTAGGGTTAGAACTTCCCAACCCACCTGACAACCAGGTACATAATAGATGGATGTCTGTATTATATTTTGTTAATGTTGATTGATAGATTTTATCCGCGTAGAGAGGAACACCGCTGCTGAAAGCGCCTTGCTTAGATATCGGTGTATGATTTATGTTTATATGGGTAAGCGGAGTTATGTTATCCGCGATTCTAAAATAATTTTTACCCGGGTTAATTGAAATAGTACTATTATAATGAGTATAGTTAAGTACGAGAGATTCATCTGTCTCTCTATCAATGTCGTTAGCAATACAAGTATATTCTCTATAATTAACAAAGTCTCTAGGATTTGTTGAAGATAAACCTAAGCTATCACCCTGTAAAAAGATTCCTTTCTCTGAAGCTTGGTTTTTCAAAGAAATAATATGCGCATTGTTTACATCTTTGTTGAAGTTTTTATATAATAAATAATTATTACATAAACTAACCACGCTAGTTGCTATATCTACATCTACTGCATTATCAGTATACTTAATATAGTCAGAACTATAACCTTCATCAATTAAAACAGTGTTATCACCTATATACATAGCTGATGCTATAGAATAAGCTGTAGCTCTTACTGCGGTAAGTTGAAACGGTGATGTATTTACTATAATTTGATATGTACTATTATTAATATCCTTTAATAAAATAAGCCTACCATTATTATTTAAATATCTAAAAAACTGTGATCCGCTAGTATAGCTAAAGGAACTATTAAATTGTGAGGGTCGTTGTAGAACGGGGTAAATAAAACCATTTGTGGCGCTTAAGTTAAAATAAAATATTCCATATCTATCATAAGTTGAAATATAGCAAAACTCGTTATTAATCATGTTTATATCAAATATATTAAGTAAATTATTTGATGATGAGACGAATGTAGGTAAGATAACACTGCTCGTACTAGCAAACGATGTTGAGAGAGTTCTATCAAACGTTAGGTTAAATCCTCTACCCTGATTCTCACCGCATAAAGTAGTAAAAAAGGAAAACGGTGTTGAAATCATAGACGGGCCTTGTACTGTCAACTTATCTACACTAATAGCTCTCTCAATAGGCTTGTTTTGCGTTAAGTAAAATACCGTGTAATTTTTAATCTTTACATCTATAACGTTAGTTAAAAGCTCATTAAAATAAAATGATGCAGTAGAATTTAAATACGTTCTACCGCCTATAGCCCTCACTCCATCCAGATCGAGAGACGTATCACAAGGACTTAGCGAAGATGCATCTAATCGGATTACCATGTTATTATTTAATTATATACTAGATTTATTGAGAACTGTTTCAACGATCGCCCCATCTTCCTGTACACTAAACACATAAAAATTATTACCATTCGTGAGAATGCTTGATTTTTGGAGATATATGTCTCCTACCTTCTTAAAGAACGATGGTGATATAATTCTTATTGGTATGTTGAAGTAGTATTGCCTGTTATCTATGTAAGAAACTACAACCTGACAGGTTAAAACACGCGTTAAAGTACTGATTGAAGTATTATAGGTGTGATTATAGTTTTGTAAAAATATATCTGGTTTTGTTGCAGAGATGATCCTTGATGTTAGAGAATAAAAGTTTGCTTGATAGCTCTCTATCTGGCTATTATCACCCCAGTTTATTTTTAACGATAAAGGTACCAGGTTCTCATGAAAAGGTAAACTAAAAGTCGATAGAGTCACACTCGTCGTGTCAGTGAATATAATTTCATTTTGAAAATAATTAAAAACGCTAGGTGTAGCGCTTAGAGGTAATAAAAAAAAGTTCATGCTTTTGATAATTAAAGTAAAAGAAACCTATTGAAAGTTGGTGTTGAGGATGCAGTTAACGCTGTAACATTATTGAATAAAGTAGTGCTGTTAAAGGTTTTTGTAGTGCTGCTATTTGATATAGGTACGATACATTCTTTATCTATTGTAATTGTATTTGTCACAATAAAATCAAAACTTACTATAGCTGGCGACTTATTGTAATCCTTAACTACAAAAGAAAAGTTAAACCTATTTAAGCTTGAATTATAGGTAATCAACGGAGTGGTTGCCTCGAGATATAGTACGCCACTTGTAGGTATAACTAAAGGTGATATAGTACTTACACTATACTGCGTACTGTACCCCTTACTAATATCATATTTATATAATACGATGTATGCAGATAAAAAGTTGTTAAGTGTAATATCAGGTATACATGATAAAGTTGCAAAATAAACATAATCTTGCACTTGTAAGCGATTTGTTATAGGGTTATATGTATTGCTATTATATTGATATACATTATTTGTGCTATTGCTAATATTAAATAATTTTGTTTCATAATCATAATTAATCGTATCAACGATTAAGAAGTTTCGAGTTTGTATAAAATACGTGTTGCGTGCAATATCAAAACTAATAACACTAGATAAAGAATTAAAAGCAACGCTACCATACTTTAAAGCTCCAAAATTAAAGACGCTCATTAATGGGGATATCGTTCCATTTGTTGACCTAATAAAAAGCGTACCTGTTAATTGCTGCCGCTGTGTTAATGATTGTATATTTGCTGGCGTTGTAGTATAGCCTGAAGTGCTGCTTAATATATCAAATACTGCAACATCTCCCTTATATATAGGTACAGGTATGTTGTTATACTGAGGTCCATTGCCTGATGTTGACATTTGCACATTACGTCTAAAGTTATTATTATCTTTAATAAGCCCGTATGTATTACCAAAAGCGTCTTGCTTACTATCGTGTATGTATCCAATACTATTTAATTGTGTAAACCCACTATAATCACTTATTGTAGACTTAGACACATACCCATGAGATGTTACACTACCCGGTGAAGTACTAGGTTCGTTACGCGCACTACCAAACGTAAATGATCGCTTAAATGACTTTTCAGCAACTCTAAAGGTTATCTCATTTGCTGAACTACCATATTTATATGGATCTGGAAAGTATGTGACTGTATTAGGTTGAACAACAGGAGTATCGATGTAAAAAGTAAATTCTCCCGGATCTACAACAATTATAGAAGATTTTGATGGTCTAAAATACCCAACTTCTTGTTTACTCTCATATAGTTTTGACGGTGTAGCAGCGATAGTCGGATTATCTCTATTAAGAAAATTTGCCGCTGGATTATCCGCTTCAAACAGTATACCAGTGACGGGAATAGTACCAGATATATACAATCCGTCAGATAGAGTTGCTAAATACTCAGCTTCTTCTTGTTCTTTCGTTAGACCTTGCGTTAGAATTTGCTGATCAGTATCTGTTGCAATCGGTAGGATACTATATGTATTTGTGTCTCTATATTGTCTAAAGAACGGATCCTCAGGGTAAAAGCTTGAAAGAGTATTATTAATAGCTTTAGCAGATATTTCTGCAAATACAGTAAAGGGACCCGTGCTATAAGTATCGTATAAAGTATATTCTTCACCGCTAAGGCTCTTGCGGTATACGCTGGCTGAAATTTCAACTGCTTCTGGTAGAGAGTTTGTTGCAAATACAGTGCTACCAAAGTTGAGAGAGGTGTTTTTATCTTGTGGAAATTCCCATCCGTTGTACGACCAAACTATCTTATCAAAAGAGTATATGTGGCGCGAGTCTGTACCTAGCGATAGTCTTATATAAATGTTAGCAGAGTTTTGACCATCAATATATTCTATAAGCGTAGATATACCATCAAACTTTCTATAATTAACCCAGCTCGTTATAGGTAGAAGCTTATCATTGGTATATGCTATGTTAATTCCAGAGTTATATCTAAGTCTAGACTTACTGTCATGTCTTTGTGTAAAGTAAGTATTTGTATCTTCGTCATAAAAGACAAAAATATACCGTGGTAAAAATCCATCATTATAGTGATTTAAAGATGTATACAAATGATAGTCTTGTGCAACTATAGGATATTGTGCTAGGTATCGTGGATCAGTGTTAATACCTATAGGTATAACATCATACCTACCATCATCGTAACTGCATATTATATACTGAAGTTTTGTAGTAACAGCAAAAAAGCTTCTAAACCAGCTAGGTACACTACCTACAGGTGTGTAACCTGCTACAGCATAGCTAGGATATGGTGGATTATCTATCTGATCAGCTATACTGGTATACACGATATTGCCTTGAGCAGTCGTGTTGCTTATACTCTCGAGTGTCTCTTGCTCTGGATTTGTAGTCACACTACCTTTACTTGTCGCATACTCGCTCCCAGCTAGCACCTCTGTCGAATCAGTCAGGGTAATAGCGCTACCACCACTAATATTAAGGGCTATAGTTACAGCTGCCTGTGTAAGATTACCTTTAGGTAAAGAATTATATACAACAGAAACAGGCTGAAAGACACTCGTACCGCCAGTTAAATTACCGGTTTGAGTAAAGACCTGCCCGTTACCAAACTCCCAATGTAAGTAATTAACATCTGTACGGTTACTGATGCCCGCGACAGAATATTCTACCGTTGTAGGTAAATATCTAAAGTCATAAGGAGTAACATCAGTGAGTAATACAGGTATACTACCGTCAAGGCTATTTGGTTCAATTGCTGTGTAAAAATCTTTTACATTATCCCAGGGGTCATAATTTAGCGCTGCAGTCTCGCCGCTCAAAATGATAGTTGTAGTTGCACCTTTGTATATTGTGCCGTTTTTTTCTTCAAGATGGCATTGTATTGTATGCGAGCCAGCTGTTAATAGATCATACGTTAAATCGAATTTTGGAACAAGATAGCCAACACTACGCGCTATACTATCACTCCAATATGGTACAAAATCAGCATTTGAACTAGATATTGACCTTACAATACTATAAAAATCTTCATTTGCACGTGGCGGTGATAACACCTCAACACCATCAAAATACCACGTTGCAGAAACAAAGTCTGTATTTTTTGGAAATAAAAACCCTCCTATTACTCTTACTTTAGTTGTATTAGGAATAGGCACCGCTCTATGAAGCGGGTAATCGACTGTTATGATATTAAGAGGCATCTATACGATTATTTATATATTATACATAGTTTAGATTCCTTGAGCAGCAGGATACGGTCTAGCTATCGCATCGAACCCCATAGTTCGAACTATACAGCGCCCTGTATACGGAGGACCAGTTGTACCACCGTAATTATTCCATGCGGTGTAGTCGACAGGAAACGAAGTTTGCTGAAAATTAATTATAGCCTCTGTAGACGGTGAGCATATAAACCCACCACCATCGTTGCCCGTTTCTTTTGCAATAACTTTATATTTTGTACTCGAGCTCGCTGGAATCCCTTTGGTTAAACCAAAGGGTTGACCATTGTTGAATGTAGCAGATCCGATTTTTGGATGGCTCGCTTGAGGTACATAATTTACAAAACACACCGGATCCGCGGGTCCTACTGTACCAAAGACACTTTGGGTAGTCTTGCCCCATAATTGCCAGTAAAAATCATACGCATCGAACGCTAAATTGTGATATTCATTGGCTACTTGAATAACACTGAATAACCTACAAGGCTCGCAAGTCGCTGGACTTGAGTCTACAAGGTCAGTCCATTCAGGTTCAAGAACACAATTAGTAATACAATCTGTTAAGCGTAACCATGGTGCATCCTCACTCGTTGTAGCGGCTCTTTTACAATACGAATCGCCATCGAGAGTTGCGCACTTCCATCTCGGTAGATTACATGTATTTCTACACTCTTGTAAAGTACTAAAATTTGCATTGAGGCATCTCTCAGCACCTACATATTGCTTGCAGATACCATCGTTTACCCAACCATCGGTTTCCGTATTACATCTCCAAAACGGTATACAGTTAGACTTACAGACACTCTCTGTTTCCCACCCTGTTGACTGGTTAGGACCAGGTGGTAGTTCGCCTAATAGGTATTTCTCGCAATAGCCTTGAAGTTGAGACTCGCCTAAAGTGTACTGTTTTGTTAAACACGCCCAGCGATACACCGGTTCCGGATCTGGATCAGGTGGCGGAGGCGGCGGTGGCGGTGGCGGCGGAGGCGGCGGAGGCGGCGGAGGCGGCGGTGGTGGAGGTGGCGGCGGTGGCGGCGGTGGAGGCGGTGGAGGCGGTGGAGGCGGTGGTGGAACAGGTGGAACAGGTGGTTGTGTTGGCGGTGGCACTGGAGTTGTCGGTGGTGGTGGCGGTGGAAAACCACTACATCTCGGATCCCAGGGGCGTGCAGCACAGCACTCTGTTTGACGCCATTCGTAATCACAGCAATCCACTGTCCATTCACCTTCAATACAGACAGGAGGTGGTGGTGGAGGGGGTAAATAGGGCGGTGGCGTTGTTGTGCAATCTAATTTACACTGTGCAAGAGTAGGGCTACCGCCTGTAAATGAAAAAACGCATTTTGGAGGTCTACCTATACATATCCATCCACCGACAGGCTGCTCTGGTGTACTTGGATTATACAAAAGAGTACCTGGTACGTTTATATTAGGCAACCTGCTTTCTATAGGTCTACCTGAAACATAATAAAAGTCAGTACCCATATACTTTTTAGTTAAATCGCGCTTATTTGTAAACACTTCATTATATTCACCATAACTAAACACAGCGACACTATTCGGTGATAGATTTAAAGTTTCATTGTTTTGTGCCTCTATAATAGCGTTAGTGGCATCTTGAAACGCTTCTTGCAACAATGTTACATTATCTTTTAAAAATATATCTATATCAAAATCAATATCCTGGCTGCCATATGGCACAATACTCGGCGGTCTATTAAAATAATCGCCACTTACATCATATAATTCATCAATAGTAACACTAACTGTTTGCGTGTTTATATTAATTTGCTTTTCTTTAAAGAATTGAATAACCCGCTCTCTAAGACCTGTACTAGTACCAACAGTTGATGCTTTAAGTTTTAACCTACTTGGTTGAAGCTTAATTTGCTCACGAGCGTTGCTATAGTAAACTGTTATATCTTTTATCTTGCGTGTAATAAACGTTAATAAAACGTCTAGATCGTAAGGATCGCTATAATCTATATTAGTTAAAAATTTATTTTCAGATATTGTATTAAATTGCAACGATATATCCTTTAAAAACTCTGTATAAGAGTTCACAACGTGTTGAGCGGCTGTAGTCTCTTTATCTGACTTATAGGTGCTCCATAATGTAATGTAATGATTATAATACTGTGTTACTATTTCATTGCTAACAAGTTCTGCAGTTAATTTAATAAACTCTAAAAGGCCAAAAGGCGAAGCAACATCCTTTACATCACTTGATTTAGCCGCAGGGTTAGTTATCGAGCTTGGAACAGGAGGATATTTGAGCGAGTTTAAACTCATTACGTTTATTTAGTTAGTGAAAGGGATATATAAAGTGTATTTAATAGCATATTTTCAACAACGCCACTGTCACCATAAAGCTCACTGTATGAAATAGTTTTAGGTATGTTTGATGTATTAAAATCAATAATATTACCAACGCTAGTACCATCGATTGTATCTATATATGTAAAAAATAGATAGTATCTACCTAAGTCTTCTGATGTAAAATTATCAGGTAGGTTAATAGGCCAGTTCCAAGTCGTATTATAATTACTAATAATAAAGTTGTTAGTAAACGGTGCGCTTAATAAAGTATAAACATTGCTAAACTTCTCAAAACCAACAACATACGGTGTACTTAAATTAATAGGTGCATTTACATTAATCTGACTACCTAGATTCTTACCGTATACGTCTCTCGTAAAAAATCCTTTATCGTCAAAGTTTTGTGCAAACTTATTTTGCTCACCTATTAAATTATTCTTATTTATAGAGAATAAATTTATTAATCGCTTTATATGATTAGGGCTATTAACAGGAAAACCTCCTGCAGGCGCTATATTCATATCTAGCATTTTGCCCTGATCTATCAAACTTGTAATCTCCGTTGTATTAACATTAGCAGTATTATCAACAAAGTTACCTATTCGCTCGTAAACCTTTTTACCTAATGCATCAATATCTGGCGCTGTGTCTCCAAATATGGTTCCAAGAAACTTTTCAAAGAAAGTATCTGTATCTAAAAGTGACTCTGAAAAGCGCAAACTCTTGAACATGCCCTCAGCGTCAAAATTTTCATTTTGTTTATATACAGTATAATAGTCTTTTGGAAAAACATCAAATGGCTGCGTAACACCTGTAATTATATTAAAGAAATTATTTGTATCAATAGCAGATACAGCTAGTCTTATATTACTTAAAGGCTGTATTACATTACTAAATGTAATCGAGCCCCTATAAAAATCAGGCGTAAATCCTGTTATTGTATTCTTTAAAGATGTTACAGTGTAAGAATTATAATTACTAGGCAAACCACCCGCACTAATGATATACGTCCAGTTCGTATTGGGAAAGACTTGCTTAGTCCACTTACACGTGTTTTGTGAAATATCCTTAAGCTTAACTACGAACGGTATCTTTGTATTAGCAAATTTTATCTTATTAATATTAAATGAGCTAATAGGTAAACTATCACCATCTATACCGGTTGATGTAATAGTTATACCTGTTGGTCTTAGAGAAGCAGACAAAACAGGTACTGTAACCAGACCGCTTAGATTAATATTCATTGTATTACTATAATCATTTATACCTCTATTAAAAATAATGTTAAAACGATTGGTAGTGTAATCATCGCGATAAAAATATACGCCTGATCCAGAAAAACCTGCTAGGATTGTATTAGGACTACTTATTGATGTTGTTACTAATGCGTTATTAGATATATAAGTGTATAACGATGTTTTATTTAGCTGAATTTTTTCTATTTCCTGCAATTCTACAATATTATTTGTACTTGTAAGTCGTTTAAACAAGCAGTGATATGGTGATAAGTGCTTAAATTTATTTTCAGGTGCTAAGAAATAATTAATTGTATTAGATCCTGTAACGTAATAAAAAATTGTATTATCAGTACTGTAAAATGGTGTTGTTTGTGTTATAATCAACGGACCGACAATGGCACCGGGTGTAGTTGAAAGAGTATTGTTACCAAAAGTAGTTGATAATGTTACATTAAAATTATCATTAATGTAATCAAACACGCTTACATTACGTGTCTGTGTTGAAATAACCTGATTCTTATTTTGATCATAATATTCTAATGTTACTTTATATAAACCCGGGTATTTATATACATGTACAGGTGATTGTGAAGTAGAGGTATCACCATCACCAAAACTCCAGGTGATTAAAGGTGGTACTCCAACATAGCTTCCATATACTGGTGTGAACGTTAGTGGAGTCAGGCTTAAATTAAAAGAAGAGAGGGAAGTTGTACTTCCTCTAAAATCTGTAACAGTTATACCCGAGATTATATTACTCATCTACGATATCTATATAGTTGCTTATTGTTACTGGATACATTAAGTAGGGAAACTTAAAGAAAGGAAGTTTAGTATCTTGGTTCATTAGCGCTACATCTACTTCTGGGTATAGTGGATTCCAAGTAATAAATGATATACCATTAAATGTAATATCTTCCGCTTTATTTATAGTCTGAATGCTTCGCACTCCAGCAATACTAAGGATTTTTGAGGATAAATCACTTAAAGATACATTCTGTCCTAGGGTATTATTTGATGAAGCAAAAAATTCCTTTATTGTGTTAACAACCTTACTCTTAATAGAGTCCTTTGATATACCCGCACCAGGATCACGCTTAATAACTATACGGCAACTATCTGCTGTTGTTGTGTAGATTGTAGACTTATTGCTTATACCTATTTTAAATGCAACATAGACTGGATCACGCGGAACAACCTCCGTTCCTATTGTTTTTATAGACTGCGTTGAATCTACAATAAGATTCTTGAACGAAGCAGGCATAAAATCAGGCACATAATCATCTATATCTATGTTAAATGTCGGTACACAAAATACATTAACATTATTAAAATCACAGCTATCAGCGAAATTAACCTGATTTAAAAGCACGCGATTAACTCTTGAAGGATCAACACTTATTTTATAAAAGTAATTAATATATTCATTTAGAAATTCATCATTAGAGGCAACATATACTGACTGCGCGAGCTTATTTAAGCTCTTTTGTAAATAAACTGTATAATCTCGTGCTGTTGTAAGCCTAAAATTTGATGAAACATATTTTGGAACATTAACTCTCATTTGCTCTATTGTTTCACTATCACCTACAACGGTAGAGTTGCTAGGATTACTAAAAGTTATATAGCTACGTTGTATAGAGGTTAGGGGAGCCGGTGTGTTTATACCCTTTACATCATTGTATATAG